AGAGGTTTGAGCAAAAAACAATTTTTGACACTAGGGTACACATATCTAATTTCTAAAAGAGGGATGAACCCAACGTGTCGAAATGTACTGGAAGCCATGCTGGAGTACGGGGCTTTTGAAAAAAATAGTTCTGGGACTTATCCTTCGGTACGATCTACTTTCCAGCAACTGGAAGTAGTCCATAGACTTTTAAAGAGTGAAAGGCTGGGGCTGAACTTCGCCCCGTCAATTGGCCCCATTCCTAAGGTATTTTATCTAAATGAACGTGGCATTGAGATAGTCAAAAGTTATGTCAAAGGGGATTTTTCTTTGGCGAGTACTATAACCAAAATGGAAATAACTGTATTGTAAATTGAATCGATATGGAATAGTTTAACAAATAGAATCGAATTAAATACTGAAATGGAATCAAAAATGAAAAAAATAATACAAAGAACAATAGAATTAGTTTTTCCGCTAATCGTCATTTTTGCAGTCTTAATCTTTAATGGGGGGTGGGGTTAAATGCAGGGATTTTACAAAGAAATAGTAGTGGTCACAACAAAACTGCCAAAGAGCGGTGGGTTTGGGAGCATTGCTTCGGGAGAAAACATTGGCTGTAAGGTGTTTATCCCTAGTCACGTTTTAAAAACTTTGGAAGTGGCAGAAACTTATTTATGTCAACTGGTTTGGAATACTCCAAGCCAAAGGGATGGATGCCCGTATCAGGCCATTAGTGCCAAGCAATTAGATGAAAAGTTAATTGAATTGTCTGACGTTCAAATTGCGTCTTATGAGAAGCTTACTGCTGATCTGATTGAAAGGGTGAAGTCTGGAACTACTACAATTTGGGATGGGGAAATATTGGAAATTTTATTTAGGGAGAATTCTTAATGGCAACACATAATACAAGCAATTCCTTAACGATCCGAAGGATCTCAGAATTATGCAAAGACCTTCCTGAAAAAGAGTTAGATTTTTTAATTGAATTGATTAGATCTTGGAAGGAAGGAAATCGATGAAAATACAATCTTTTGAGGAAAGAAATATGGCTAGATCTCTTGGCATTTCAATGCTGGTTGCTGGTAAATCTGGAGTTGGGAAAACCAGCCTAGTCAATGATCTAAAAGACCCAGTGCTTTTGATCGATATGGAAGCTGGAGATCTTAGCGTGTCAAATAAACAATGTGACACAATCAAGATCAGAACTGTTGAAGAACTATTCGATCTGGCGGTAATTATTGGTGGAGCTAATCCAGCCATTATCGATGAAAAGGAATGGTTCAGTCAGGCACACTATGACAGGGTTTCTAAGGCTGTTGGAGATAGGGAAAAGTTTGTCGGGAAGTACAAGACTATCATGTTTGATTCCCTTACTGAAATGGGCAGAATCTTCTTGAAATGGGCAGAAAAGCAACCAGAAAACATGGTGAATGGTAAGCTTAATTTGCGTGGCTGTTACGGGGATTTAGCAAGACATGGCCTGCGTCTTCTACATCATCTTAAACATACATCAGACATTAATATTATTTTTGTCTGTATCTTAGAAGAAGTCTTGGATGATTTTAAAAGGAAGTCGTTTGCTTTGCAGATTGAGGGGGCGAAAATCGCCAAAGAACTTGCTGGCATAATGGATGAAGTCTTTACGATGGATTTCAAAAAGTCAGAAAAAGACGGGAAGATCTATCGGGTTTTTTATACCAGTGCGGATAATGAATTTGGGTATCCAGCAAAAGACAGAAGCGGAAGTTTAAACCCGATTGAAGTCGCAAATCTAGAAACAATATTTGAAAAAATTAAAGGAAGTAACAATGGTTAATCTTAATTTTAATGAAGTGTCGGATGTAGTAAGAATTAAAAGAGAATTAATTCCTCATGGGACTGTAGCTAGGGCTGTGATGAAGATCATTTACAACCCTGTCCCGATCCCGAATGAAGATCCAGCCGTTCATAAAGCTCCAGCCACGGGCAGTGTTTATACCAAGTTTGAATGGACGATCATTGACGGGGCATACGCTGGAAGAAGAATTTGGGATACCAAATGGTGGACAGAAAAAACTGAAAGCCGAACTATGGGGATGATCTTACGTATCATTGAAGACAATTATGCTTTGAATTCCAAAGATGAAAGCCCAGAAGTTCAGGCGGTCAGGAAGCTAAAAGCATTGTCTGACATTGACGGGTTTGAAGCTTGCATTGTGATTGCTAAAAATGAAGGAAGCTTAAAAGACAATGGTGAAAAATACCCTGATGAAAATGCGGTTTTAACAGTATTAAATAATTCAGGAAGGGATTACATCCCAAGGAGATCACCACCAAAAGCAATACCTTCAACCCCACAGCCAATGGTGGAAGGGAGTGATTTAATGAATTCACCTTCGACTACGTGGGAAGTCAAATCAACGCCTGCTGATCAAATCCAAGACGATCCCATCCCGTTTTAAATATAACTGAACCAACCACCCAACAAAATAAAAAGGAGAACAAAAATGGGCAGGGGTTATGGTAGAAAAACTATTGGAGTTGATCGACAAGAATAAAGTTCTTTTCGAAGAAGGAAAACCAAAGAGGGAATATTTAGGCGGTAGTTTTGTAGGCGAATTTTGTCTGCGAAAAACACAATGGAAAGCGCAGGCTGTAGAGCCTGATGAAGACCGAAGAATTAAGCCACACATATATAGAATTTTTGATCGTGGTCACGATGGCGAAGATCGTATGATTGAATACCTTCGCAGGGCTGGCCTGATCATTCGAACTGAAAAGCCTGATGGGACTCAATATGGCTTTTCGGTAATGAAGGGAATGTTTCGGGGTCACATTGACGGGCTGATTGTCGGAACAAAAGACGGGGTAGATGTAGATTTTAAAACGCCATGCATTTGGGAAAATAAAGTTCTAAATCATAAGAGTTTTACCCATTTAAAAAATCAAGGTTTGCAAAAATCAAAGCCCTTATACTATGCCCAGCTTCAGACCTATATTTATTTTATGGATACTGAAAAGAATCCAGCATTATTTACCTTTATGAATGCTAATGACTGTGAAGTTCATGCGTTTATGATCCCGTATGATGGAGTTTTTGTTTCTGAAATTCTAAACAAGGCTGAAACAGTCATTAGAGCCATTCTAGCTGGCGAAACGCTTGAAAGGGGTACTGATGATCAAGATTCATTTATGTGCCGTTTCTGCGACTTTAAAACACGTTGCTGGGCATGAATACGCATCGACAATTACTGGGCATTGGTGAGAAGGAAAATCGTCAAAAAGATGATTTCTATGCGACACCGCCTGAAGCTGTTGAAGATCTTTTAAAGGTAGAAGATTTTGATGGCGGAATTTACGAACCATGTTGTGGCATGGGTCACATTTCAAAGCTTTTAGAAAGCAAAGGATATGACGTTGAAAGCTCAGATCTTGTGGATAGAGGATTCGGGAAACCAAGAATAGATTTCCTGTTTGAACGTGAACAACGGGATAATATAATTACCAATCCGCCTTTTAAGCTGGCTACGAAAATGGCTGAACATTCACAGATGATAGCCAGAAAGAAAACTGCTTTGCTTCTCAAGATACAGTTTCTTGAGGGGGTAGAACGATATGATCTATTTCAAGAGTTTCCACCCGTCAGGGTCTGGGTCTTTTCAAAAAGAGTGACCACCATGAAGGATGGAATTGAAATAGAAAACAATAAAGGGATGTTTTGTTTAGCGTGGTTTATCTGGGAAACGGGGTACACGGGAAAGACTGACTTGGGGTGGATTATATGATCAATCTCAATTTTAACGTAGCAAGGAAAGCTTTAAGGGAAAAGATTTTTAATCTGGATTATTCTCTAAAAGAATTTGAAGGGAAAGCCCAAGGTCTTGGTCTTGATATTCGCAATGCAAAAATCACAGATGAAATCGTCAGAGTTCCATTAGTCGGTAAAAAAAGTCTGGACGGGTGGTATGCCTTGCATCTGGATAATGACGTTCTGTATGGCGTGTTTGGAAACTGGGTAAATGGGGTGCAAGAAACTTATTCCAGCAAGTCAGAATTTTTGATTGATGAAAGTCTTCTTCAAAAGATAAAACAGAAGAAAGAAGAACACTTTAAACGGGCTGATGAAAAGAAAAAACTAGGGGCAATCGAAGCCCAGAAAGTGTGGGATAATGCAGGGGAAGTAAACCCTGATCATCCTTATTTACTTAAGAAAAAGATAAGATCGTTTAACATTAAACAATCGGGAGATGCTTTGTTAATTCCGATACGGGATCTGGACGGGAAGATCATTTCAACCCAGAGGATTTTGGCAGACGGGACAAAGCTATTTCAGAAGGATTGTAACCCTGTTGGAAGCTTTGTTTTTGGCGAAGTCAAAGACACAGCCATTTTATGCGAAGGTTATGCGACAGGAGCATCCATCTATGAAGCTACTGGCTTACCCGTGATTGTAGGATTTTCAGCCCATTCCCTTGTAAAAATCGCAACTTTAATGAAAGGGATTCGTTTTGTTGTTGCAGGGGATAACGATGTGGCTGGAAAGGAAGCAGTTTCTGGCATTCTTTCTGCCTGTTTGGATGCCAGATCTGTTTTTCCTGAAGGTGAAGGTCAGGATTGGAATGATGTTTATCAGGAAGCTCCAGAGAAGGTTAAACAGGCGTTTTTAAAGAAAGATGTATTGCCGTTCAAAAAGTTTGAAGCTTTGGATGTTAATGAACTGCCTTATCCAGAATTTATCTATTCTGACTTTTATGCCAGAGGTTACACTTCTGTTACTTTAGCCAGCCCGAAACTAGGGAAAAGTTTATTCGCTATAGCGGAAGCTTTTGACATGGCAACGGGTCTGGGGATCTTGACAGGCTATCAGACCGAAAAAAGGCGTGTGCTTGTTTATAATGCGGAAGATGATCAATCGATCCTAGATGCAAGGATATCGGCCTTGTGCATCAAAAATCAGGTGTCTCAGAAGCTTTTAGAAGGTCAGCTATGGCTAACTTCTGGTGTCGAATGGAATAATTTCTTTTTAATTGAAGGGGAAGACGGGAAAATACGTGAAGATATTTTTGAAGGACTGCATGACTTCATTTTGGAAAATAACATAGATTGCGTCATATTCGATCCCTTGCAAGATCTTTCAGACGCTGGTGAGGATAACAATGTCTTTCGGAGATTAGGACGTAGGCTTAGAAAGCTTGCTTCTGAAACGAATTGTAGCATTCATATTATTCACCATACTCGTAAGATGCCAACTACTGGCTTTACTGGGGATCTGCTGGATAGTGGCAGGGGCGGTAGCTCATTGAGGGGTACAGCCCGTTTTAATCGTGTTCTCATTTCAATGTCCGAAACAGAAGCTAAGAATGCTGGTGTTGACAATCATCGACACTACTTTCGAATTGCTGATAGCGAAAGCAACCTTGCTCCGCCAAGTTCATCAATTAATCGATGGTTTAAGAAGGATAGCGTTCAGCTTCCCAAATTTAGCGTAGGAGCGGTGGAAACGTGGAAATACCCTGATCCATTCGATGATGTGCAAGTTGCTGATGTAGGACGCTTGCAGGGGCTTCTCAGGGGAATGTCAGAGTATCCTTCGGCTGATGTAAGGTCTGCAAACTGGGTAGGTCATTTGGTTGCTGAAGTGTTTGATAAAGATTTGGAGAAGATCAGCGATAAAGGGATGGTCAAAAGGATGATTAAGACTTGGATTGAGAACGATGTTCTTAGAGTTGAGAAACATAAAGATAAACGATCAGGAAGGGAGATTAGAGTGGTAGTTTGCGGTGATAGTAACGTGCTTTTCAAAAGCGCAACATGAAAGAGAATTATAGATATAGTTAGTACCCCTGAAGGTACTAATTATATCTATTTGTTTCATACCACAGTTATATTGTTATTAAGTATAAGATGATAACTGTGGTTGCATTTATGCAACAGTTATGGTAGGACATTATGGAGAGTAAAAAGGTAGAGAAAACTAACCCTAAAGCAAGCTCAAAAATAGCTGAAGAATTTGCTTTAAAACCAATCGAACCAACAACCAAGAATTACGTCTGTCTTAATAAGTTTGCTAGAGAAAAAGCAATCCGAATGGTGAAGCGGAACAGATGATAAAAGTGTTGGTGACAATCTGCTTTTTAAACCCATTGGGTTTTTGGGATGGCTGTACGCTTTACACTTCAACAGAAGAAATCACATCCAAGAATGAATGTAAGGAAAAGATTGATGAATTCGCCAAACTGGCGGAGCGTCATGTCTTTCTTCCACATCGAATTCAGGGAAGGTGTGTTGAACAGTATAAAGGAGAAAACATTTGATTACTGATAAAATAGATAATGTCATTGATCTGGTTGAAGAACGTCTTAAACGTGGCGTAAGCACGGAGCGGTTGCTGAACAATCAGGAAACCAGAGATATCTGCAAGGCTGTGGTCTATCTTAGAAAAGACAATGTGGAACTACTTAGGCATATAATTGGTGGAAGGAATGAAGATGAAAGTCTCAAGCTTTGAAGAATGGTCACCTTGGACAATAACTAAAACGACCAGTGATTATGAGATCTGTCCCAAGTGTTTGCAAAGTACAAGGATGGAATTCGTTCATGGTCACTATCAATGCGCTGAATGTAAGTCTGTTGTGGTTGATTGTTGCAATGGAGAAGGTGGGTGATTCTCTTGGGGGGTCTGCACACGTTTGCACCCTCATGCGTGTGAGAACGCTTTTTTTCAAAAAGTAACATAATGTGTATTATGCGTCCATTATCTGGATTACCCAATGATAACAATGACTTAGAGTACTGCAAATCTGCTGGAAAGCGGAAAAAAGGTATATTTTGGGCTTTTTACCCCAAAAAAACCCCCCCCAGTGTCTATATTTCCCACGAAGCGTGGCTAGGGGAATTCGGACACATACTAGAATTTTCTAGTACAGCGAGAAAAAAAGTATTAACATACAACTGAAAATAGCAAAAGGGAAATTATGACGGGAAGACCAATATTAAGACAGATGTTAGCCGATATTGAAAAATTAGGTGGCATCGAAAAAATTTGTGAAAAAATTTCAGAAGGGGAATCTATTGCCAGCATTGCCAGAGATCTTGGAGTATCCAGAAATTTCCTCTCCTCAACCCTCAACAAAGACCCAAGTCAGAAAGAGGCGTTACGTTTGGCACGAAAAGCCAAAGCAGAACACTATGCGGATGAAGCACTCAAATTGGCAGACCAGTGTGATGAAAGCCCGAATGCCATTTCCAAAATGAGGGAGCAAGTATCTGTACGCAAATGGCTGGCTTCCGCCCATGATCCTGATCAGTATGCTCAAAAAAATAATACAACTGCCATCCAAGTAAACGTGGGAGATTTGCATTTAAACGCTTTAAAAAAAATCAGGAGTGAAGATGCAGAAGATGCCCAAACTACGGACTCCTGAAGATCTGCATAATTTTGATGAACTGGTGATTGTTGGCTGGCGAGAAAACCAGATGATAATGACCACTTCTTGCAAGGATAAAGGTGAATTGATTGAAGCTTTAGAATATCTGCTGGAAGAATGCTATGAATGGGAATTCCAAGAAAGTAAGTACCATTGAACGTCTTTGAACAGTTTATCAGGGAAGTTAGAAACGATCCCGTCAGGTTTGTCAAAGAATACCTTGGAGAAACTCCAGATCCTTGGCAGGCAGAAGTGCTGGATGAAATCTGCAACAAAAGCAGGCTCGTAAGTTTAAAATCTGGACACGGAGTCGGAAAATCGACTCTTGCATCTTGGGCAAGCATTCATTTTCTTCTAACAAAATATCCATGCAAATGTGTTTTGACAGCCCCAACATCCTCACAATTATTTGATGCGTTATTTGCAGAAGTGAAGCGTTGGATTAAGGTTTTACCTGAAGAACTGCAAAATCTATTAACTGTTAAATCGGACAGGGTAGAATTAACCGCCAGCCCATCAGACGCATTTATAAGCTGTAGAACGTCCAGATTAGAAAATCCTGAAAGTTTGCAGGGTGTTCACTCTGAACACGTTTTATTAATTGCAGACGAATCAAGTGCGATTCCAGAGGTAGTGTTCAATTCAGCAATTTCTAGCATGTCTAGTGCGTCAGCCACTACAGTTTTATTGGGGAATCCGACAAGGAACACGGGTTTTTTCTTTGATACCCACCACAAGCTAAAAGATCGATGGTATACTAAGACTATAAGCTGTGTTGATAGCAGTAGAGTTTCCAAAGATTTTATTGAAGAAGTTCTGGCTAGATCTGGTGATCATTCTAATGAATATCGGGTCAGGGTATTAGGCGAATTCCCATTAACAGAGGATTCAACTGTTATATCTTATGAACTGGTCAAGTCTGCCCAAGAACGGGAAGTAGCGGTTACACCAGAAACGCCATTTATATGGGGTGTAGATGTGGCTAGACATGGCTCAGATTGGTCTGTGTTGTGTAAAAGGCAGGGTTCGATTGTCAGGGAGCTTATTCGCTGGAAGAATCTTGACACGATGGCATTAGCTGGTGCGATAAAAGCTGAATATGATTCGACACACTACACCGAAAGACCTAACAGCATTAACATTGATTCGATAGGAATAGGGCAAGGGGTTTGTGACGCTGGGGTCAATATGAATTTACCTATTTTTTCTGTTAATGTCTCTGAAAGTGCTTCTATGAAGCAACATTACCTTAATTTACGGGCTGAACTGTACTTTAAAATTAAAGATTGGCTTGAAACAAGAAAGGTAAAACTCCCGTACCATGAGAAATTAGTGGAAGAATTACTCGCCATAAGGTATACTTACACTCCGACAGGCAAGATCAAAATTGAATCAAAAGACGATCTGAAAAAAAGACTACTCAAATCACCAGACCATGCTGACGCTTTATCGCTTTCCTTTGCGAATGATATGATGATGGGACAGGGCGGTGCAAACAGCATTTACAAATGGACTCAACCGATAAGGAGAAACTTACAAGGAGTAGCCTAGATGCCAGATCCCATAACCATCGCTATGGCTAGCATGGCATCGCTAAAAGCAGGTTTAAAGTTGGGGAAAGATTTTATGGATCTTTCCAAAGATCTGGGTAAGGTCTGGGACGGGATTGAGGGTGCTAAAAACCAGCATTCGAATGCCAGAAAAGGAAAAAGAGGAGTAAACGAGCAAGCTTTAGAAACGTACCTAAGTTCAGTAAAAGCTAGAGATTTAGAGGATGAATTACGAAGGGTTATTCTTGAAACAAGGGGTATGTCAGGCTGGAGAGAGCTACAGAAAATAAAATCTCAGATTCAACTTGAAGACGAAAGGGGTAGATATCAGGCCATTAAAAAAAGGGAAGCTTTGGTTTATGCGATTAGTGTAGCGTTTGGGCTTCTTATTATAGGTCTTGCAGTCGTTGGAATGATTTACTTCGCAATGTATTTAAAGGAGAACCAATGAAAAAAGAAGATGATATACCTGACAAGAAAGCGTACCAGTATAATAGAAGAATAATGTGCTATCTAGCTCTCTTATTGATGGCTATGACCACGATTGCCTGCATTGCTATGCCCGAAAGGATGAAAGAGGTAGAAGGTGTTATCATGGCGCAATATCTGGCCTTATCTGGGCTGGTTGGTGCTTATTTCGGGTTTTCTAAAAAATGAATTTGACAGACCGCCTAAAAGAAATGTCTGGCATCCTCAATATGTTTGGGGAAGATGCAAATTTCTTTACGGGCAAAACCCCAGAACAACGTGCTAGGGGTGCAGGGCAGATAGGATGGGAAAGTGTCCCGTTTATATCTGAAGCGGTGACAGTGAGGGACATTAAAAGCGAACTGGCTAAAAAAGATCCTAATTGGTGGGCTGTAGGTCTTCTAGGCGGTGCAGGGGTTTTAGGTCTTGTTCCATTAGTAGGAGATATAGCAGGGAGTGCTATCAGGCAGGGAGTAAAGGCTAGGAATAAAGTCCCAGCCCAAGTTAAAGAGCCTACTGGAGTTAATCCAGTAATGAGTTACGATGAAATTCCTACCATTACACCAGAAGACCTAAAAGGTATGAAAATTGGAAAAACTGTTGGTGATTTTATGAAAGCTGGCGGTGAATTTACTGGTATTGATTCAGTCCCAGTAGATCCAAGACTTATGAAAGGCGGTACTCTTTTCCCTGCATTACAATCTTCAATAGATGAAGGTGTAGTTTGGGCAGATCCAAAAGCAACAGCATTAGCTAAAAATCCAGAAAATCCTGATGTAATTGCTGTTACTGGTATGATGCCCCAATCCCATTCAGGTAATATTGATATGGGGATGAATCTACGAAATCAGGTTATGGCTTACGTCCAAGCAGGGCGTATGTCCAATGCAGATTTAAAAGCCATAAATAAAAAGATATATGATGCCCATACACAGAAATCATCTACTGGAAAAACTTTTGAAAAACTAAAAAATTTTACTGGGTTCGAAAATCCAAATTATGAAGAATATCTAAATACATTGGATTTTGAAACAAGAACTAAAATTTTTAAGATATTAGACCAAGCAGGGTCTAAAAAATTTAATGTGCCTAATACTGATAAAGTTTTGTCTGCTACAGCCGAAACAAGTGTAACAGGGAATAATCCTAGAGATACGTTGTTGTTTTATGAACGAAGTGGAGAAGTTGTCCCTTCTGGTCATGCTAGTTATCCTTTAGCTTACAAAGGAAAATTAGCTGGTAAGTACAAAAGACCAGTAGGCATGGAATTCCAGTTTAAAGATTGGTGGGATGAAACTGGACAATTTAAAGATAGAGCAAGAGCTAATCGTGCTTTTGAAACTAGTGGTATAGTTCAAGATCAAAGACCAGACGTTATTTCTGGGATTAATCGTGCGATGGATTATTCCGAAGCTATTCAAAATGCTGATCAAGCTAGAATGGTAATAGATGCTGTTAATAATCGTTGGAAGACTTTTGATAAGATTATTGATGAAGGTGGGGCAAGTCCTAAAGAATTAGCAAGCATATTGCAGGCAAGCCCATCTTCTGCAAGTTTAAGTAATTATTCAATGGAAAAAATCACAAAAGCTAAAAGATCTGGCGAAATGAGTTTTTTCAAGCTTGGCGATAATAACACTATGTTTGGGATTGATAATGTGCCTGATTACAAATGGGCAGGCGTAGACAAACTACCTGAAGGATCTAAATCATTAGTTGGCGTTGTAAATAATGAATTTGGCGTTAAACGTGTAGCATCTCCAGCTATTATGACTAAAGCATTAGAAGAAAATGTGACGCATTTAGATGCTTTTGCTGTACCTTCTGCTAAGTATCCAAATGGTTATTTACCAGATTTATATGGGAAATATGGTTTTGATGTTATTAGTGAAGTTCCTTTTGATAAGGATATGTTTGTAAAAGAAAATGGACAAAACGCTTTTGATGATTTAGTATTCCAATGGCGTAAAGATGGGTGGGACGAATCTAAAGGATTTCCCCCTGTTGTCGTTATGGAGTTTAAGGGGAATCAAAATGTCAGAAAAAACGCAACTACAGAATTTTTCAAAGGCGGTCTTTCAAACTTTAGGGGAGAAAAGACTTCAGGCATTGCTACCACAGCAAGAGGATTTTCTAAATCAGGGTCTGGAAAGGGTTTTCAATCGTCACAAGGGTCAGGCATCCTCAATAACTTCGGACGAAATACTGGGGCAGTACGAGATGGTAACGCAAGAAATATTCCCGTCAAGCCTGCTGAAATAGCTAAAGGCATTTTAGAATTAACTCCTGAACAAATTAGAAACCTACAATTAAATCCAAAAGAAGTAGATACTTTTAGGGGTCTATTAAAATGAACGTCATAGAAATTGTTGGCGGTATCATTCAATGGGTCATTTTCCCAATTTTATATCTCCAATATAGTTTCTATCAACAATTAAAAAAACAAGACAAAGAATTGGCAGTATTGCAGGCGAAAAGTGAAGTGCAGACACAATCGACAGACAGAGAACTGAAGGAAATCAAACAAACAGTAGATAGAATTTTTGCTAAGTTGGATTCCCTTGATAACACTCTCAGGAAGTGAAAAGCATGACTTAGGTACATCAGGAGAATATCTTGTTGCATCTAGGTTTGAAAGATTAGGTATTAAGACCGAAAGAGTAGATCGGGACGAAGATGATTTATGGTGTAAAACCCCGAAAGGAAAATTATTTACTGTAGAAGTCAAAACATCATCAAAACCGCTCATAGAATATCAAAGAAGCACCCAATACTCTTTTGGCATAAGAGGGGGCAAACAATGGCAATCGGATGTAGCAGTTTTTGTTGCATTTGATATAGAAAGAATTATAGTAGTCTCAACCAAAGACCTATCACTAAGGGTTAGAATTTTCCCTAGTGTGTTTACCCAATCAATCGAAATAAAACTACTGAACAAACTACTCAAGTTTCCCCCGTATAGTTTAGAGGAAATCAAGTGTTTGGGACAATCGGTCAACTTATAGGCTCTTTGGGTGGTTTAGCAACTTCTTATCTAGATGGGAAAGTGCAAGTTCAGAAGGTCAATGCTGAAATAAAGAAAAAGCAACTGACGGGTGAGCTTGACTTGGATCTTATGTCTGTTTCCAAAGAAGATTCCACATATAAGGACGAATTCGTAACTTTGGTTTTTGTTGCCCCCTTCATACTCTGTTTTTGTGGGGATTGGGGAAGAACAATCGTAAGTGAAGGTTTTCAAGCGATTCAACAAGCCCCTGATTGGTATAAATACATCGTTTCAGCAGTCGTGGCTAGTGC